TATCAACCAGAAAGTTAAGTCCATTTACCTCTAAGATCGTACCTGTCATCTGGTCTAACTGCGTCATGCCATAGCTGCTAGGCACGCTAAAATGCAGGTTTTGGCCCGATAGGTACATGTTAGGTTGTTGCACCGTCACAACCATAGGATAAGACTGTGAAATTGCAGTAATATCAAGGAACTGCGGTACAAGATAGCAAGGCGGTAAATAGATGTTGTTTGCCATTATTTCCTTTAAATAAGGGGCTTGCGCCCCTTTTGTCTAGGTCTCGAGCTTATATGCCATCCAATTAATTGTGTCCAAAGCTGCACCAGCAGGGCTATTAGCACCGGCAGCGATCAACATGTATGGTAGAAATATCGCCGAGTGAAACGCTTGATGCTGAAAATCATATCCCCAGGTCACTGGAGGTAGTGGCGTTGGAAAATATGATGTCTGAGCACCAGCAGGGGCAAATGTCGCAAATAAAGATGCAACAGGCGATAGTGTGGTTATTGGCCAGGTAAAAGTACCAAATCCCGTGCTATCAATGTTTACAGTCACATTATAAGCGCCGATATTACCGGAAGCAACCACAGCATTAACAGCCGTGATTGTTCCAGTTAGCTGGTCAATCTCTGGCATGCTAAAGCTTTTTGGTACGCTAAAGTGTATCTTCATGCCGACAACGTAAATAAGGCTAGGATCAACCGACGTGCTGACCACAGCTTGAGTTGCGTTGGAAATATTTGTGATATACAAATACTCAGGATCTACAGACAGAGTTTTCGAAACGCGTCTTGTAAAACCAGCTGTAGCAGCAGAAAGGCCGTTCGCCGTGATGTTAGCCAAACCAAGCAAAGTGTATCCTGATCCAGATACGCTTGAGATTTGGTAAACGCCACCTGCGATAGTTAGGTCACCTACTGTATTGTAAATACGTAAATAATCACCTTCCAGATAGGTATTGGTCTGTGTTACCACCGCTGGGTTAGCTAAAGATATCGCTGTAATGGCATTTGGCGCTTGATTTTCGACAAATGGTGCTTTTGTTACATACGTGAACCCATTGCTAACCGTAGAGGTAGAAAACTTATCAATTTGGATAACGCTAGATCCAGCTTTACGCCATCTCAGGCCGTCGTTTACAGCAGATTGACCAAGCCCGAATTTAGGACCAAACCACTCTCCGCCTACGCAAACAGTACCTGTAAGTGCCATTTGGGTAATGTTCCAGGTACGGAAATAATCCGCTGAGCTTGGAAGATTGACCACTTGATTTATTGCAGTAGCGCCTTGAGTGAAGGAACCACCATCTAAAATAGTAAAAGGCATAGCTGACCTCCTATAGATATTGTGTAACGTTTAGGCCGCTGATCCAGTTTTGGTTTGTAATCGCACGCGCAATCGCAAACTTAGCATACAACTGGGAGTTTTGTGCCACGCTAGATACAACGTAGGGAGGACGATAGCCTAGAATTGCGCTATAGTTGTTCTGCTCGATTTTAGCTACTGCTTCCAAACCAAACATGGGAATGGTATAGATAGGAGCGCCTTTAAGCGATGCCCCTGGGATCTTTGCGCCTTTAGAGCTTACAAAGAACCGGAAGCGAGATACTTGGCAATACTCTTCAGGGCGGATATGCTCTTGCATGCCAGGGTAAAATGCCTTTAGAAGTACCCCTTGAACGTTTTGCAAGTCATTTGTCAAGTCTGTAGAAGCTAGTGCAATGAAAGCATCGCGAACGCCAGCTGTGCCATATTGATTTGTTGCGTCAATACCGGACAACATACTGCGAGCGTCATTGCCAAGCAAGATACGTTCGATATTGTTGACGTCATTGCGAGAGATGTTTGATGGTTGATCGCCAGATAGACCGCCAACGGAGTTTATATAACTTACCGAACTAGAGTAAAGATCACGCATTAATAAATCTTCTTTCTCACGTACCCATTGTCCTAATAAAGCAGTAAATTTAGTTAAAACTTTATCGTTTTCGTAGAGCGTACTACACTATTACTTTCAGAGCTTTCGACTCGCTCTTACTGACCATCTTGTGATGGCGGGGAAACCGCTTCGGATCTCCCTCTCATAATTTCTTATGAGGTTAGACTATCACTTCATTCTTGCGAATGTTCTCGGGGTTAGTCGTTGCGGCTGTACATTTAATTCAGTTTCGTATATAGTGTAATCACCCTTAACAAAGGAGATAACATGTTGAGCGAAACTTACGAAAGAAAAACCTATACGGTTGCACAGCTTGCTTATATGGCAGGAATTATTGATGGTGAAGGAAGTCTGGTTATTGGAAATTACTCTTCCAATAAGAAGACGGGAGCTATTCACTATCATACCGCCCTTGAAATAAACAATACTGATGAAGGACTCATTCATTGGCTTCATCACACATTTGGAGGAAATATAGTCAATTACACCGCTAAACAGACCCCTAAAAACTCCCGTCAGGCAGTATTTAGATGGATTGCTAATGGTGATCGTCTTACTCACATTTGTGAAGAAGTGCTTCCTTATCTCGTTGTTAAACGAAAACAGGCTGAACTTATGCTTAGAATGAGAGAGACCTACAAGCCTACGCACAAAGCAGGACAGCAGGGATTTAGAGGACTCAATCCTGAGATCCTTTCCCTTCGTCTTTCTTTGATGCTTGAGCTTCGTGATCTTCATTGTCGTAAAGGTTCCTTAAGTTAAACACTTGCCTCTGGTTACCATGGGCTGCTTAGGCAGCCTTTAGGCTTTCCAAGGTATTTACCGAAAATTTATAGCAGGCTACGCGGCGAGTAAAAACTCTTCAACCTGCTCATTAACTACAACAGTTTTAGCATAGATCTCCATAGTTGCGTCGATATCAGACCGAACAACAACTTCAGGAGCTGGATCGATACCGGAACCGTCAAGTTGACCGCCATCAGTAGATAAGCGCTCATAACGTGACATGCGTGTGACTTTACCGATATGCGCTTCTGCATAGTGAAGGTCGCAACCGAAAGAGTGAATAAGATTGAACATTGGAGTCGACAATAGGTCTTCAGAGAACTGAACGGGCAGCTCTGGAGCCATATTGTTGATATTTGTGATGCCTGTGGCCATAACACACCCCTTTAAGGTGGTCTGTATTTGCTAGATTAGTCTAGCATGTACTTGGCGAGAGTGGGGTCAGCCTGCGTGGCGAATGCGAAAACAGCCGACGCTAGCGAAGCGTATGAACAGCTGTTTTCAAGATAGGATTATATCGGGATTATGTCAACTATTTCTTATTCCTCTCTTCGATGGCACATAGGCGACCATGGAAGTCTTTCATTTCGGATTGTATGCTAGCAAGCATGTCTTTCGTCCAATTCTCTAAAGATCTGTGATCAGCTCTAGATTCGCTGCGTGACCATAAGAAAAGTGTTATTGCAACACCCATTAGAGCAAAATTTGAAGCTATAATAGCTGCCACATGTGTCCATTCCATATTACATCCTATCCTTTTTTAAGCAAAAACAATCGGGATCATGCACGAAAGAATCCCCCGCATGATTCCAATGATTATTTAATCTTATATAAGTATGTCCATTGTGATGCAACGTTTCTAATTCGACCATTTTCTCATCTCCACATCCTAAAAAAAATAAGGAACATAAAATAAAACAGATAATTTTCATTTTCTGTTCCTCTCTTGCTCGTGATAGTACATAAGATGTGCTTTGAAATCGGCATCATTTCTTTCAAGTTTCCCATGGAAATCACGGATTTCATCTTGTATAGACTTGATATCTCCTCTGATAGCGTTGTGTAAAGAAACGGTAATTACAAATATTGTGAGCATAATAATCATGTTTGATCCTAAGATCATGATCACCTGTATCCAGGTATTATCCATAACATTCCTTTTGTTATCCCCTGTGAAGAGACACGGCAGGCGTAGGGTTTCGCTTTTCGGATGCCTCCTAGCCGTGTGGATGGACAGTATATCAGTTTTATGAGATTAAATCAATCTTCTTTCGTTATTTGATACTCCATGAAAAGTGACATGCATTTTAGTAAAGCTCTTATGCATGTCGGTGGGTGAGCACCTCCATCACAAAGTTTATCCACTTCCTCCATTTGCTTTACCAGATCTTCTTTAGCCCGCTCGTTAGCGTATGGTTTCTTTATTTTCATCATCCACCTTTCATCGTTTTTTGCATACGTGCCCAGTTATCTGCCCGTCTCTTATCATCTAACTTTTGCGGTGCGCTATCACCCGTGGGTGTTGCTCCAGGCACAGCCATGCTTTGAGGCTTATTAAAATTACGCTCTGCCTTGGCTGCGTCTTTAGAGCTGTCTGTATTTGGCACGAACCTCTTTACGGCCTTGTATATGTTATTCCACTTGTCGAAGCTGTCCTCTTGCATACCAAAAGCTGCTGCCACTTCTGGATAGTGGTATTCCATATAGTCGAGATTTTCTTTCGTGCACACTTGATTAAAGTCTTTGTAGGTACTCTGCAATCGGTTTGGTACTTCTGCTTTCTCGCGTTCCATCCGTTGTTGCTGATATTCCCTTTCCCTAGCCTGTATGCGCTGCTCTATCTTATGTTCTATGCGCTGATCTTCCGTCATGTCCTCTTGCGATTGCTGTTGCTGTGGTTGCTTCTTGTCCAGCAACGCTTCCATAGCTGCCTTTAAAGCTACTGCTTCTGCTTGACTCTTGGCGGCTGCTTTAGCGTTTTCTTCTGCAACCTTCCTCTCGTTTTCTCTGACTTCCCTAAACTTGCGCCAATTTATTTGTTCTTGAGTGTCGGCTGGTGCTTGCGCTTGAGCGGCATTTTGTGTATTATCTGGCTGTACTTTAACATCAGTTTGAGGCTGCATATGACTCCGGAAGATGGGTTATTAATAGAGGATCTGGAAAAAGATCCTGAGTTTAGTAAGATTGATATACAAAAAGAGCTTTCACATTACCGTGAAGTGGTCGGATATTTGGGAGCAAACGCACCAATTGGCGTGCTATGCCTGCCTACCGTTATTGAGAACATCCTTGCTAAGCACGATGTTATTCGAGTTTATGACCTTATCAACTATAAATTGGATGGGATCAAGGGACTCGGTGTGGAGCGGATTGACTTGATTAGGGCTCGCTGCGACGAGTTCTTTTCGATGCCGATTTAAGTACTCGATTTCGGACGGTAGATCGCAACCGCTTTCCTTGCGAATGTAAGGCCAAAATTTTAGAGCATAGAACGCATCGCACCATCCCTTCATCTTATGCCAAGATGGATGCACAACAGTGCATTCGCTCAACTCTGCCATCGTTGCTGCATTAGGAAGGCACCAAAGCCTCTTCGTAATGACTCCAGAGACTTTGTTGTAAAGGAAAATGGTTTGCGAAGGCCTTGGAGACGGCATGTAAAGCATGGCGAAAAACTTTCTTCGCATCACGTTGGATATCAGAGGATCTGAAGCCAGGACGTATCCAATGCAATACTCGTCCTCAGCAAAGATCGGATTATGTCTGTCTGCGCATAT